TTTATTGAATAAGACAGGGGCCACGACCGTGACCCCTAGGTTGCTTTATGCGTTGAAGATCAATGCCAAAGCTGACTCAGGACGGAGTACCTTGACACCGTAGAGAGTGTCTGCAGTGAACAAGTCACCAAGGTATTCTTGCTTGTATTGAGTCTGTGAACGAACACCCAATTGCTCTGCAAATACCATAGCGTCTTTGTGACCTAAGATACCTGCTTTCAAATCACCGCCTGCGGAATTGGCTGCGGCAGTTTCAATGATTGGGCAGTTGGTTGATACGTAGATGTCGATACCGTATAAAGTACCAACTTGACCATTAACTACAGGCTGACCTGATACGAAATCAGATGAGTTGTAACGGTCAATACCACGGATAGTCTGAACGACTGATGGAGGTACAACGAGGAAACGCTGATCCATTGGTGTGTCGTTATCATCCAACTCTTTAACTGCTTCACGGAAAGCCGCATCAGTAAATACGTCAGCCGCCGCAACAGTGTCAACAGCATATGCTGTCAAGTTTGTTGATGCGTCCATAAAGAACGAGTTGCTGTGAACGTAGTCAGCACCATCAGAGTCACCAAATGACTTAGCGAGTGCAAACAAGTCAGTATCGACCTGCTTTGCAAGTGCATAGCCTGCGTCAGAAGTGTAGAACTGACGGAGTGAAGACAGAGCTTGCACGTCAGTGATGTCTTCGATCAAACGAGAATACTCGTAGTGTTGATCGATTGCTACTTGTACTTCTGACTCAGTAGCCGCAATCAGTGTGACCTGAGTTGAAGCTGCTTTAGCAGATGCATCGCCACGAGTAGGCTTAGGGACGTGAAGAACATCGCCTTTCTTGCCTGTCATTGGCATACGGTTTACAAGATTGGCGAGTACGAGTGACTTCTCGTATGCCGCAATGATTTCGTCACTCCAAATTTCTGGAATGAACGTTGCACCAGTAGTATTGGTGACGTGGTTAGTACCAAGTGCCATGATTAAGCTCCTTAATGCTTAAATTATTTAACACGTCCCTCTGCATACGCCGCCATAATCTCATCAGACATGGAATTGTACCGCTTCGGGTCTTTTTGCATGAGTTCAATAATGTCGGCACGTCGATAAATCTTCCGGGATGGAGCTTCTCCTGAACCTTTAGCGGCGCCTGTAGAGGCGGCTCTTGCCTGTCGTTGCCGATCAGCTTTATTGAGATCTTCAGTGTTTGATACTGCCTGTCTGCGCTCTTTCCAGAGGCTGAGAAGCTCATCAGCACTGTCGAAGTCAAATTGCTGGTCTGCCCGAATATAAAGCTCTGTTCGAACCTTTGAAGCTTGGACCCATTCTGCAAATGCATTGTCAGAAACAATGTCTTTGAAGTCTGGATGCTTCTGTTCGATCTTACCGATGATTGTCGCCTGCTTCGCTTGACGGGTGTATTCTTCGGCTTCTTTAATCTTCGGATGACGTTCAATCGCCTTCTGAACAGCGGCTTCAGGGTCATAAAAGAAGTCTAAATCGTCGTCTTCTTCGACCTGTGCCTGTGGGCTTTGTTTTTGTGTATCGAGTTGAGTCTTTACGAAGTCATCAACGATTTTCCGCAACTCTCCAACTTCAGAACTTTGACGACCTAAAAGCTTTTCAGCTTCTTGGTGCATCCTGACAATATCTTTGATATCTTTACCTTGATACTTGTCAGGGATCTCATCTTCCTGCTCAGTTACCTCTTCAGGTTGTTCAGGTTCTTCGATCTGCTCTTCGGTTTGTTCAAGCGTTGCATACTCTTCAGTTGTGTCCTCTTCAGGACGCTCAATTAGTTTTGCCATATTGTACTCCGTGCTATTAAAGCATTATGGAAGTGATTATTTACGAGCGGCTCTCTCGTGGTCCTTAGCCCACTTATCGTCAGCATCAGGCCAACCTGATCCCTTATAATGTGTTCGAACCGGAGAGATTATCCGCACGGCGGTATGTCCACATTCATAACATGTAGCTAGATTCCCTTCAGAGTCTATCCACTGTTCTTCAATGTGATTACATTCTGTACATCGGAAGTCAAAGCGCTTCAGCACGTTCAGCCTCCAATATTAAATCGTAGGTTTCCTTTATAGAAACTTCAAAGTTTACAAGCCTACTTAATATTGCTCTTTCGCCTTGTACCCGCTTTAGGGCATCAGCATCTGCAATATCCTCTATTCGGTAAGAATCCAAACTTTCAGTGAGGTCTGTTACCAACTGCTTCCAACCCGGTTGCAGAAAGAGGTCAAAGTAGGCTTCGTAGTATTTTTCGTCTTCTTTTGTCAACACATTCTCCTATTGGTG